GCATCTAAATCTTCTGGATTAGAAACAATGTAGTCTTCACTTTCAGTTCTATCCTTAGGAGTTAATAAAGCTTTATTAATCAAATGTTCATTCAAGTAAATTGAAGAATTTGCGGAAACAGCTAAACCATTTCTTAAAGCAGAATCAGGATAAACCATTAAATCAGTAATACTATCTGTAATCCCTAAATCACTAGCATCCATAATTTGTTGAATTACGTCTGCTAAGACCAGTGGGTCATGAACTTGTTTTTGGTTAATGTATTTAATCAATTTTACTCGAACAGCTTCAAGGAATTCATTAACCTTTAAGTTTGAATTATTAACTTGTAACCCAATATTAGCATCCACATAGGTTTTATGTACTGGTAAAACTTCTACTGGAATCCCAGCTGAACGCCAATAAAGCATTTCTTGTTGAACTTCTTGTTTTAAAGTATTTGATAAGTCCCCATTAGCATCATGAGCATATAAACGTACATAACCAGGACTTTCATCTACATAAGCGCCTGCAATATTAGGAACTGTACTTGCTCCATATTGTAATGCTTGAACCGTTCCTCGTTGTAAGGCTTGAATATAGGCTCTAAAACGAACTCGAACTTGTTCAATTGTTTCCTCATCTTGACCAGTTGCAAAGGCTTCTGTGTTAGTAACTCCAGCTACTGTGCCTAAATGACTAACGGTATCAATTACTTGACTTGGGATGTTCCCAACTGTCCCACCTTCAGTACAATACACAGTAACTAATGCATACTGAACGCCTTGAGGAATTGTATATTCATCTAGTGTTTCATAAGTTTGTGGATATAAAGAATCTGAGGAAGTAAACTTAGTTCCTTTAGCAATAGTATAAGGCCGTGTAATTGGAGTTGCATAGGTTAAGAGTACTTGACCATAGGCTTTTAACTCTGGTTTCCGACCGAACTCAAAGGCTTGAAAGATACTATCCCAAACTCCAAATTTAATATTTTCAATATTTAAATAATAGAATTGTTCAATTTCCGTTGATACTGCTTGATACAATGTTTTAATCACTGAACCATCAGTAAAGTCATTCACCTTATCCGTATTCGTTAACGTATTATCAATCAAAGTTGAAACAATTTCATTCGCTTTTTTGTACCGGTATTTATTTGTTGCCACTTAATCTCACCCCTAACCTATCTTAATTTTAGCATCTTGTGCTTTTTCAATAAACAATTCAAAGGCATCATCCTCATCTAAGGGTGTGACCGTCATGATACAAAAGAAACTCCGGCCATCTGGTACCAAGAAATCTGTAATATCCACATCCGAGACTCGTGAATCTGTTTTTACAGTTCGTTTAATTTCAATTTTAATTTGTTCCACGGCATCCGCATTCATCTTCTCACCCAACATATCTAATAAGTGAGAACCATACGTGGGCACATACATTAGTGTTCCATATCGAGTTAATAACCTTAGTCTAATAGATTGTTTCAGATTATCAATTCCTTTTGCTACCGTAACATCATTTTCATTCTTAGCTTTAGTCATATAAGCATAACGGTCATCAATTCCTTTAGGCTTCCCTAAATCCAATTGAATGTCCATCCCTAAACTCATATCATAAACATCTTGTCTATCCATCTTAGTTAAGGTATCTAAACTCGTATCTGCTAATTGATTTAAGGTAGGAATCATAATCCGGTCACCATAAGTCACTAAATGCTCCGGATTCTTCATCTTCTCTGCATTCGTAGGAACAATGTAAGGGTAGTATAAATCATTCATTTCGACAATGGTATGCCACTGACTAGTATCATTTAATTGTTGAGTAGCAATTGCCTGAATGGTTTCTGGTTTTACTACAACATGACTTCGATAAAGTCCCATTACTATTCCCCCTTAAAAGTTTAATTTACCTAATGAATATCTTAAATCAGTACTTCTAAGTAAGAAGCCTAATTGATTTTCTGAATAGCCTACAGCGACATCTAGTTCTCGAAGGTATTCAACTAAGAACCGATAAGCTCGGTAGTCTCCAAGCCAGTCACACGCATATCGAATGTTTTGACGTAATCGAGGTAAATCCCCCGATTTGTAATACTTAATGTAGGTGACATCTGTGTCTAAAATATAATCCAAAACAAAGACTTCATAGACAATTAAGTCTAATAACTTATACATTCCTGGGTACTGAGTTTCTAAATCCGTACTCCAGATTTTAGTAATAATTGATTCATCATCAATATTACTCCAGTTCACTGTAGATTCTCGTAAGACTTCATAATAGAACCTGTAATCTGTTTCACTCATTAAGAATGTTACAGGTAAACTTCGGTCCTTAAAATCTTCTTGAGCAATCGTGGTAAGGGGTACTTGCCGTTGTTCCGTAGGGTACAAGGCCATAAAATAATCTGCTACTGAAAGACTGATTTCCATTAGTTCACCTAGATTCTTAAGATATTTTTTGCTGTGTAATAGGTATATGCTGGCGCTGTTTGTGACACAATTGGATTTGTATACTCAGCAGTACTTTGCACATAATTAGCTTGAGTGGAATCCGTAATGGCTTCCCACTGATTAATACTTGTTCCAGTTGTTTGTTGGTTTGCATTAATACTCTCTTGTTGAATAGCTGAATTGGTTGCTGTATAGCTATTTAAGAAAGAAGTTCCATCTACAACTCCGCCTACACTATTAGCATAAACTTGTAAGACTGCTTCATAGTTACCAATATCAGAAGCACTAGCAGTTTGCCCACTAGTCACTGAATACATTTGTAACAGTTGAGTACTTGTCGCAGCATCTAAATTAGTTGAGTCAACTTTAACGGTAGCTTGATAATTCGCTAAGGAACCTGAACGCATCAAACTATATAAGTCACTTAAATCACTCATGCTTGCTCCACCGTCTGCACTATTGTAAATGGAAGAATAAGCTAATTGTAATTGAGAAACCGGAATAATCTGAATACTCTTACTCTTATCTGAAGAAAGACCATAATCAGTTACTCCAGTAATTGTACCATTTTCATAAGCTTGATATGGGCTTGTACTCGTTTTCACATTTAAATCATTAACAGTGCTTCCGTATAATGTTTGGTGTACCTTTTCAGCATCTTCATAGCTTTCAATATCAATATCATTAACAGTTTGACCATATAAGGTTTGGAAGATTTGTTGAATGCTCAGATTAGTTAAGTCCTTAGAAGCATCCCCAGAGTCTCCTGCATTACCTTCATCATAATCTAAGATAGATTCCAGCTTTGCTCTTGTAAAATACCCACTAGAAGCCACATAAGAGGCCCAGTCGAACGTAGAAATAATATCAGGGTAAACTACCTTATAAAGAGCTAAAACCTCTGAGGGGCTCAAAATAGCCGTATTAGAGTACATTCCTGTTTGACCATAATTATCAATTGTGCTTTTCTTACTCATCTTAAATTGTTGAGCAGAAGCAGTATATTGTTGAGCATCAAACTTATCACTAGCCAAAGTATCTTTACCATACTTGTATTCATAGCCTGTATAAGTTGCTGTTGGAGTTAAGCTAGGGTGTTTATTCCCCAATTCAATCCAAGTTACTTCTGAAGTAGCTGGAGTTGAAGCATCTCCAATAACCACCATAGAAATAGTATATGTATACGACAGAGGATTATTCACATCACGAGCAATCTGGAAACCATCTGTATTTAGTTCAACAATCCATGAATTACCGTCCGTAAAGTCATGAAAGGTTAATGTTACAAAACTACCCTCAGCTACTGAACTAGCTACTGAAGATGTATCATGCCCTGAATTTAACTTAGTTAAAATTAAATCTCTCAGTTCATGAATCCGGTCATACCCAGTGGTAACATCTTTTCGTGTTCCATTTGAATTTCCAATACTACGTACTCCTGTAGTTCCAGAAATCACAATAGTATGTAATCCTTGACCATAACCTTGCATTTGAATGGCTTGTTCTGTTTGTTGGAAGATATTCCGAGCTCCATAAGACTCAGTAATACTTTGTGGGTTGATAGCAAACTTATAAAAAGTGCCGTCACTCATTTCAAAAGCTACACGCTGTAGCTGGTCTCGTCCATTACTAATCGACAATGTGATTCCTCCTCTCTATCGAATTTAATATAGAACTACTAAGCCTTTTCAAGTGCAGAAACTCGTGCAGTTAATTTAGTAATAGCTGTATTTGCTGTAGCTAAATTAGCATTAGCTGTAGCTAAATTAGCATTAGCTGTAGCTAAATTAGCATTAGCTGTAGCTAAGCCAG